GAAATGGTAGGCGTAGGATCAGGTACTACTGTAACGCCTTTTAGCTAAAGTTTAATTTAATCAAAGACTTAGGAGACTATTATGTCTGATAAAATATTTGGAATACCTGTAGGTGGAGCAGAAGCCCCCGCAGAAGAAGTGGTAGTTGAAGAAGTTGCTGTTGAAGAAGCTGCCGAAGACTCGGAATAGTCTTTAAAGGAGACTAAAAATGAGTGCAAGTAATATATCGATAGTGACAAAGCAAGCTTCAAGTGCCGGAGTTTCAGGGCGGACTAGATTGATGGGAGTATACTTTCTCAATTTACTGGGAGACGGTAGCACTAACACGCAAGGAACTATCAATCTTAGAAATGGCGCAGACGTTTCCGCGCCTGTGCTTTGGACTATTGGAGCTCCTAAGCCGGCAGGTGGCATGAGTATTGATGTTCCTGACGCTGGGATTTTGTTTAGTGCAGGGATATTTATAGATATTGTATCCTTAACGCCAACAACTTCAGTTACAGACGTGACGTTGATGTTTGAAGGCGGAGCGGCTGCTTAGTGGCGACGACCAAAACTGTAAAACGAACGCCCTCTGGGCGGGTCAGCTACCGAGGGGAGTCCTTCTCTGGTTACAACAAACCAAAAAGGACTTCCGGCGGTAACAAGAAGTTTGCAGTTTTAGCTAAGAAAGGTGACGACGTTAAGCTGGTAAGGTTCGGTGATCCTGATATGAAAATCAAAAAAGCCATCCCAGCTAGACGTGCCAGTTTTAGAGCACGCCATAATTGCGACACAGCCAAAGATAAATTCTCAGCACGATATTGGAGCTGTAAAAAATGGTAGCTAAAAGAGGTTTATACGCTAATATCGCGGCCAAAAAGGCACGCATAGCAGCAGGATCAAAAGAAAAAATGCGAAAGGTAGGGGCAAAAGGCGCACCTACAGCAGCCGCGTTTAAAAAGTCGGCTAAAACCGCCAAGCCCGTTAAGCCTGTAGCAAAAAGGATAGGCGGGATAATTAAGAAGGGCTCCCATCGAATGCCAGATGGCAGAATTATGAAAGACTCAGCTCATAAAGCAGGACCTAAAAGGAGTAAGTAACATGCCAGGACGTGGAATGGGAGCCGCCACCCAAGGCGGAGGGGCAGTAAGAAGTGGCCCTAGAAATAAAGTATTAAAAACCAGAAGTAAGACAACAGGTATTCCTATGTACGCCAAGGGCGGAGATGTTAAGAAGCCTACAAAGAAGGTGGCGGCGAAGAAAAATCGCGGCGGGATGATGTATAAGTAATGGCTACATCGAGCACAACAGACTTCAATCTTGCTATAGACGAGATTGTTGAGGAAGCCTTTGAGCGATGCGGGATGCAGATGACGGCAGGTTATCAGCTAACATCCGCTACGCGCTCTTTAAATCTGTTGTTTTTGGACTGGGCCAATAGGGGGCTAAACCTGTGGACCATCGAGCAGGCCACTTCTGTCCTTGCGAAAGGCACTAAAGAAGTTTTGCCCGGCGCTGATACCGTTAATGTTTTATCCGCTGTGATTAGAGATACCGTAAACGGGCAGCAGCAAGATGTAAGTATTTCGAGAATAAGCCGTTCCGAGTATTTAAACGTACCGAACAAGCTTACCGAGGCTAGGCCAACTCAATACTATGTCCAGCGAACTATAACGCCTACTATCTTTCTTTGGCCTGCTGCAGACAAAGCCTACACGCTTGTCTACTACCGGATTCGACGGATACAAGACGCGGGCGCTTACACTAACACCGCTGATGTAAATTTCAGATTCCTCCCTTGTTTAGCTTCTGGCTTGGCGTATATGCTTTCTCTGAAGTTTGCAGCAGATCGCACAACCGGATTAAAAGCTATTTACGAAGAGGATTTTCTTCGTGCAGCGAACGAAGACAGGGACACCGCCAGCGTCCATTTTGTTCCGAGCGTGAGCTAAGGTGACTTACGCTACGGGTAAGTATTCAATTGCAATCTGCGATTACTGCGGATTCCAATACCCTTACCAGACTCTGCGTAAGAACTGGAAGGGCTTCATGGTTTGCCCAGAAGACTACGAACCCAAGTCTCCGCAGATCGAGCCTTTGACTTATCGAGGTGATGCAATAGCTCTTCGGGACCCTAGAACAGATAGAGTAGAGCCTGTGGTAGTTTTCTTGGGGCTACCAGGCGATGCAGCGTTTAATAGTATAGGCAGTGCGAACTACACGTCAGGAACAACAAACATGCAGCCCTTTCCTGCACAACGGCCTGTAGAAGGCGTGGGATATGTAGGCACTGTAACGATAGTGGTGACTTAGATGACATATGACGAGTTAGTCACAAATATACGGAATTACACTGAAGTAGACGCTAATGTGTTTACCAACGCAGTGATTAATACGTTTATCACGATGGCGGAAAACCGCATATTGCGTGACATCGATCTCGATGTTTTTAGAATAGAGGCAACAGGTACGTCCACAAAGGGTAATAGATTCCTAGCTGCACCCAGCACTATTCTTACTCATAGATATTTAATGACAACGATAGGGGGAGTTCAGACTTTTCTAGAATTTAGGGACACCTCTTTTCTTAAAGAATATTGGCCGGACTACTCTGTTGAAGGTGTGCCTAAGTATTATTCGGTGTGGGATCAAGATACCTTTTACCTAGCGCCGACACCTAATGCTAATATTGCTATGCAGATAGGCTACATAACAAGACCAGCGCAACTGTCTGCAACAAACACCACAACGTGGGTAAGCACTAATGCCCCAGAGGCGTTGCTATATGCTTGCCTAATTCAAGCCTACAGTTACACGAAAGGGCCGACAGAAATGCTGCAGTTCTTTGAAGCAAGTTATAAACAAGCTATTCAAGGGCTTGGTATTGAACAACAGGGTCGTCGCAGAAGAGACGAGTATAGAGATGGTATCATCAGGATACCCCTTAGATCGGAGTCACCCGGACCATGATAAGCACAGCAGGCTCGATGGAAGTAGGCATGGTGAAAGTAGGAACTATATCGGGACGGGGTTTTACCCCTGAAGAGATAGCGGAACAAGCGTTGGATCAAATTATCTCTATTGGTAACAATTCACATCCTGTCATACAGGCACAAGCAGAAGCTTTTAGGACAGAAATCAGAGGTGTTCTGGTCAGTTACTTGCGTCAAGCAGTGGCTTCACATAACACCACACTAACCAACCGTTTTTTGGATGCAGGACATCCAGAATTAGTTAAATTATTAGAGGTATAAAATGGCTATTACAATCGCAACGGCAATGCCAACATCGTTCAAGGTAGAACTTTTTAAAGGGCTACATAACTTCACTGCGGGAAGTACCCGGTTCAGGATGGCTCTTTTTACGGCTGTGGCTTCAGGAAGCGGAACGTATGGCGCTGCAACCACTAACTATTCTGATATGGGCTCGGATGAGCTTGCTACTGCTACAGGATACTCCAGACCGGGCGAGCTGCTAACGTCCGTTACCCCCACTGCCGATGGCACTACAGGAATTTTAGATTTCGCCAACGAAACGTGGGGGTCATCTAGTTTCACCACTTGCGGTGGTTTGATCTACGACACTGGAGATTCTAATTCTGCGTGTGCTGTGTTGAGCTTTGGCGGGGACCAGACAGTATCTTCTGGTGATTTCCAGATTCAATTCCCAGCGGCGGCGGCAGCTACAGCTATTATACGCATCGCTTAACAGGGGCTAACTGTGAGCAGCGCGTGGGGTGAACGCCCGTGGGGCTTCAACAAGTGGGGCGGCGAAGACGCTAAAGTTGTCAACCTCGGACCTGTCTGGGGTGAACGCGCATGGGGCGAAGGCGCGTGGGGCGATAACGGCGTTTCAGCGGTAGGCACAGGCGCTATTGGCACAGTAGGGTTTCAGTACGGGAATATCACCATTCCCACAGGAGTAGCTGGAACTGGAGCTATAGGCACAGTAACCCTTGACTACACAGGACAGGTCACCCCTACTGGGGTAGCTGGAACAGGGGAAATTGGCACAGTTGGGATTGTTGCAAGCTTTGCGATTACTGGCGTACAAGGCGTAGGCCAAATAAACAGTGTTAGCACTAACACCAGCGATTCAATTGTACCTAACGGCGTTGTAACTACTGGGGCAGTAGGCACAGTTACTTTTAGTGTAGGAACTGTAGTAAGTGTTACCGGAGTAATAGGCACAGGAGCTATAGGCACAGTAACCCCAGCTTATGACAGAAATGTCGCCGTCACTGGTGTAGCCGGAACAGGCGCTGTACAAGCGGTAACCTCTGCAGTTATATTTACGGCAGTTGGTGTAGAAGGCACAGGTGCAGTAGGAAACGTAACAAACGCAAGAAGCTCGAATATTACCCCTGTAGGGGTTGTTGGAACAGGCGCAATAGGCACAGTATTAATAGCGGGTTGGACAGTTGTTCCAGACGCACAAACCCCTAACTGGATAGTAATAGACTCAGCAGCATAGGAATTAAATATGGCAACTTATGTAAACAATTTAAGACTAAAAGAGATCGCCACGGGGGATGAAAGTGGTACTTGGGGAACCAGTACTAACACTAACCTGGAGCTAGTCACTGACGGTTTTAGCTACGGCACTAAGCAAATGGCTGCTGATGCTAACGAAACCTTCACGATGCCTGATGCTACGGCGGATGCCACTCGTGGATTCTACTTAAAGATCACTTCGGCATCCTCACTTACGGCTACACGCGAGGTGACGCTTGGACCTAACACTGTCTCTAAAGTGTGGATGATTGAGAACGCTACTACTGGCAGCCAGATCATTACCATCAAGCAAGGTTCGGGCGCTACGGTAAACGTAGCTAGTGGCTCTAAAGTCATGCTTGTTACAGACGGCTTAGGTACAGGCGCTGCGGTAATTAACGCTAATCCAACAGAGGCTGGGGCAGGTACGGTTACTAGTGTAGGCGGCACGGGTACGGTTAACGGGATTAGCCTGTCTGGCACTGTAACTTCTTCGGGCAACCTGACGCTTGGCGGCGCTTTATCTGGCGTTAACTTAGCTTCTCAAGTTACAGGAACTCTTCCAGTAGCTAACGGTGGTACGGGGCAGACTGCGCTAACGGCTAACAACGTAATCTTAGGCAATGGCACATCAGCAGTTCAGGTTGTTGCTCCCGGCACTAGCGGTAACGTATTAAAGTCTAACGGAAGCTCATGGGCTTCAGCGGCAGAGGCAGCGGGTTACCCTGCTCCATCTCTTACGGGAGTCAGTCTCACGGCTACGTCAGCATCCTTTATAGTTGCTACGGCAGGCAGTATTACAATCACTTTGCCAGCTAGTCCAAGTGCAGGCGATTATGTTGTAGTAAAAGACGGCACAGGCGCAGCGGCTACCACTACTTTTACCGTAGCGCGTAACGGCTCAAACATAGCAAGCTCGGCAACTGATCTGGTGTTTGATAAAAACTTTGCTGAAATCGTTATGACCTACATCAACGGCACGATTGGCTGGAGTGTATAAATGTCTAATTTGTCGGAATTGCTGCCGACAGGCGGTGGACAGAATGCTGTAGATTTTGTAGCTACTGGAAATTTGGCTAGTGGAAAGACGGTTGCGCTTAAGGCTGATGGGACTGTAGAGGCTGTTGCGGGAGTGGCTCAAGGAGTAGGTGCGGAGTCAGTTTTTGAATCAGCTACATCCAACTATGGCGTAGCAACTTACGATTCAACTAACAACAAAGTAGTTATTGCCTATCAAGACGCAGGGAATTCAAACTACGGCACAGCAGTAGTCGGAACGGTAAGTGGAGCATCTATTAGCTTTGGCACTCCGGTAGCTTTTACAAACGGTGATGCTGGTGGTGAGATAGCATTAGCGTTTGACTCTAACTCCAACAAAGTAGTGATCGCTTATAGCGATGCGGGTAACTCTTATTACGGAACAGCAATTGTAGGAACGGTAAGTGGAACTTCCATTAGCTTTGGAACAGCAGTAGTTTTTGAGAGCGCAACAGCCTTTTACATCTCAGCAACATTTGACTCAACCAACAATAAAATTGTTCTTAGTTATAATGATGATGCCAATTCAAACTACGGTACAGCTATTGTAGGAACGGTAAGTGGTACGTCTATTAGCTTTGGCACTGCTGTAGTCTTTGAAAGCGCACGATCCGACCAAACCGCCGTAACTTACGATTCTACAAATAATAAGATAGTAATTGCTTATATGGATGGCGGAAACGGTTATTACGGCACAGCAATTGTAGGAACGGTAAGTGGAACTTCCATTAGCTTTGGAACAGCAGTAGTTTTTGAGAGCGCCGTCGTAAACTCCAATACAGCAACTTACGATTCAAACAGTAATAAAATAGTAATTACTTATAGCGATGCGGGTAACTCTTATTACGGAACAGCCATAGTAGGAACAGTTAGCGGTACATCTATTAGCTTTGGAACAGCAGTAGTTTTTAATGCAGCAAATACAGGGACGTACACAAGCGCAACATTTGACAGCACTGCCAATAAAGTAGTGATCGCTTATACCGATACCGGAAACTCAAGTCACGGCGCAGCTATCGCTGGAACCGTAAGCGGTACGTCTATTAGTTTTGGAGCTACGACAGTTACTAATGCGGCTGTTACCTACTATAACGCAGCAACTTTTGACTCTAACGCAGGTAAGGTAGTTATTGGTTATAAGGATGCGGGAAACTCAAATTACGGAACAGCAGTAGTATTCACAGTTGCCTCTTCTAACAACACAGACTTCGTAGGCATCACAGACGAAGCCATAGCCAATACAGCTTCTGGTTCAGTTATCGTGCAGGGTGGGGTTATTACGAATAGTTCTTTGGTTCCCAATGTCCCTGCTGTTTCGGCTGGTTCAGTGGGGCTAACGAGTGACTCAGGCCAGCATATAGGCGCAGCTTACGATGCTAATGCGAATCGCGTTGTTGCAGCTTATCGAGATAACAACAATTCATATTACGGAACTGCTGCGGTTGGTACGGTAAGTGGTACTTCTATATCTTTCGGTACTCCAGTTGTTTTTAAATCAGCTAATACCACTTACAGTCAAGTAGCTTACGACGCAACCAACCAATTAACTTTTATTGCTTATAATATTGGTGGTGCTGCGGGGCCGAGTGCAGGGCAATACGGAGCTGTTTCTGGCACAACGATAAATTTTGGAAGCTATAGCCCTGTCTCTTTTAATAATGATGCTTCTTTTGACTTAGCTGTGGCCCACGATTTAAATGCAGGCAAGATGGTCGTAGCGTACCAAGATTATGGTAATTCTGGAAAAGGTACTGCGGTTGTAGGTTCACTATCTGGAACTACTCTATCTTTTGGAACTGAGGTGGTCTATAACAACGCTGGCACTTCCAGTAAAAATAGTATGGCTTACGATGCTAACGCACAAAAAGTTGTCATAAGTCATTCTAATGCAGGTAATTCAGGCTACCCAACGTCTATCGTAGGAACCGTAAGCGGAACAGCAATATCGTTTGGTTCAGAAACAGTAATTGCTAATGTTTCAAGTACAGGTGGCACAGCAACTGTTTACGATTCTGGAAATCAAAAAATTATTGTTTCTTATGTAGATGTTTCAAACAGTAACGTTGGAAAAGCTGTTGTTGGGACAGTTTCTGGAACTGGTATTGCCTTTGGTACGCCCGTTGCTTTTCCAGAAAGTTTGGCGATAAGCGGCTGGCTAAGTTCTGCTTATGATTCTAACAATGGAGTCGTAGTATTTAACTTCAAGAATAATTCTGGAAATGCGGGAACGTGCTTACCGGCTGTCGTTGATGGCACGTCATTTTCGTATGGTCCTTCTGTGGTTTTTGAGTCTGGCTCCACGGAGTACACAAACACGGCATACGATACGACCGCGAAAAAGTTTGTTGTAGTTTATAACGATGGCGGCGGCGGTGATGCCGGTTCAGCCGTAGTATTAAGCCCAAGCGTCACAACAGGTTTAACCATAGCATCGGACTACTTCGTCCAAGCTAACGGCAGCATAAGCACTACATCATCAACCGTCCCTGCGGGCAGGGCATTATCAACAACATCAATGTTATTGGAAGGATAAGAAATGAAAACTATTGTTTGCGATCAAAACTGTTCTAAGTACCTCGTTGCAGATGACTACTCAGTAGTTGTTAAAGCAGAACACATAGAGATGGGCGATCCGTCTAATCTTGACTTCATCATCGGTGACTTGAACAGCTCTAACTCTACTGTAATCGAGGGTGTAACTACTCCTGACGATTGGTACGGCTGCAAGTATTCTTGCGCGGCTGACGGCACTTGGACAGCGGTCGAAGGTTGGGTTGATCCACGCGAAGAAGCAGCTTAGTAATGGAGCAGTCTCGTGACAAAAGAAGAGATGGCAAAACTGGTCGAGCAATCGGCTGAACTAGGTGCTAGGAAAGCCCTAAGAGACATTGGCCTGAGTGACGATGATGCTCTGTCTGATGTCTCTGAATTGCGAGGCTTACTCGACTCGTGGCGCTCGGCAAAGCGTACCGTGGGGAAAACCATTGTCCAAACGCTTACTACGTTGTTCTTAGCTGCACTCATGGCGGGTGCATACTTTAATTTT